CCCAGTGTAACTCGCGGCAGAACCTGATTGAATGAAGGTTGCGGAGTTGTAAACTCCCATCATGCCCACGGTAGTTCCATCAAGCGAAATCCTAACAATTTCACCATTTCCGCCACCTAGCCTGTTGAAGTCAGTGACATTTCCTCCAGATCGTGTTGCATGCAGCAGCCCATCATTCCGAAGGATGTGCCCAGCGGTGCCTTCATAGTCAAGAGCATCCTTACCGACGAGCAAGTTGCCGCCGCTGATTCGCATGGCTTCGCTAAACGAAACGCTATTTCCGGCCGTTCCTGACGCTGCGTATGACCAAGTATGAGTTCCGTTATATTGTTCGTAATTCGACGCAGGATGAGTTTGAACATATTTCCACGCAGAACCGTCTTGGTAAGCATTACTAGCAATCGTAATATACGGTGCTCCGCTAGATGGAGCGCGGATAGTGGTCCCTGATCCTAAGCTGATCACACGGTTACCACTGAAATAAGTGCCGTAACCGGAGGTGCCAATCCCGACGTTTCCGCTTTTAATATGCAATACAGGAGTGCTTGAACCGGCCAAACCAATTGCAAATTCAGAACCAGCCCCAGCATTTAAGGGAAGAAGCTCTAACGCACCAGCACCTACCCCTGTTAATGTCGATGAGTTGCCAATGCTTAAATCCCACTCACCTATGCCCACGGAAAGCAATCTTATGATCGTCCCATCACCAGTTTTGGCTACATTAAGCGGTGCCGCAGGAGAACTAGTGCCGATACCTACGTGTCCGTCATTCTGGAATGCGATTAGTGTATTTGATCCATAATTAATTTTTAAGTCATTGCTATCAGCATGAATACCATATTTGGAACCCTGCCCTGTATCATTAATTACAAGACCGGGTGCAGTAGAGCCTTTAATCTCTAAAACGGTATCACTTCCATAATCAGGAGACGGAGCAGTAGTGCCGATACCTACGCGGCCCGCGTTTGTTATGGTTAGCCTATGAGCACCATGCCCATAAAATGTTAGCGCTCCGGTTGTGCCTAGACCAGTGTAGTCATTGAGAATTTCCCAAGTACCGTTCCCGTTTTTCAGGGTAATACCAGCATCCCAGCTTGCTGCTTCTACCGTGGCGATGCAGGGCGTGTTTGCAGTGGTTTCTTCTACGTGCAGCTTGGTGTCAACTGTTCCTGCGCCTACGCCCACGCGGCCATCATCATCAATAGACATTCTAGTGTATAAAGTACCGCCCGTACTCGCAGCTTCTAGGAAAAGTAGTCTTCCGTTTGAATCAATAGATTGAACCCATTGTTGCCCCGTACCTGTTCGTGAGAATCTAAGTTCAGGTGCAGTAGCATGAGAAATATTTAAAAGAGAAGCAGGAGAATCTGTGCCGAGGCCGACATAGCCACTTGTAGTTATATTAAGTATATCGCTTAAATTATCTGAAATGTCGACACCACTCTGACTACTTGCATAGTAACCTATTGAAAAAGTATTACTATTACCAGTGCCATGGTGAACTACGCCCCAGTGCTTTGCTTCATTTGTAAGAAGTAACCCCGCAGCATTGCTTCCTCCTTCGCTGGCAACAATTTGTAGACGAGCTTCTGTATCTTCTACTATTGCTGTAGCAAACTGATCATAGTGTTGAGTTGATGCAGCAGTCTTTTTAATATGAAATTTTGCCGAGGGGGATATTTCTCCGATACCCACTCCCGAATCAGTAATTCTTACTCTTTCATCGCTTCCTGTAGCAAAACGAATATCTGTAGCTCGTATTCCGAATGCGGTATTTGCACTACCTGCTGTATTTGCTGCTTGGAATCCTGCTACATCTCCTATTTCTCCGATATTTCCTTGGAAGATAAGTCTTTTGTCTGTGCCCATTCGCACATCAAGGGCAATATCCCCATTTCCTGTAAATAGTCCGTCTGTTCCCTTTACCGTGCTATTAAATGTGGCAAAGCCTGCGTTGCTCATATCAAGGGTCAGAGCTGTGATGATAGAGGTATCATCTTTGCCTTTAAAGATGATGTCTGAGTCACCTGTTACGTTTTGAATGATTCCGTGTGACCCGTCAAAACTTATTCTCAGATCTTGATCTGCACCGAATCTAAGAACCTTGCTGTCACCAAGAAGAACATCTGAGTTAAAGGTGGCTTCTCCAGCTTCGCTCATATTGAGGGTGAGGGCGGTAATGGGTGAGCCACCGTCGTTTCCAGTGAAGATAATATCTTTGTCTTGGACAGCAGATGAAAGCATAAAGTTAGAAGACGCTAGAGATATATTTGCTATCTCCACGCCATCATCTTTTATCGTAATGTCAGAACCACCAGCATCAAGGATGATATCTCCTGCAACGTCGACGGTTAGGTTGCCAGTAGACGTTATATTTCCCGAGTCGATTGAGCCATTTACGGTCACGCTAGAATTAAACGTAGCCGCACCTGTATCTTCAAGGGTTAGACTAGGAGAAAACGAATCATCTACCGCAACTGTAAACTCTAGTTTTGCGTTTTCTGACCCATTACTTACATCTGTAGCTGTTGCTTGAATTAAAGCAAAAGTTGACGCGTTCCCACCGTCATCGTCTGCTTTGAATACAATTCTACCAATCACATCATTGTTGGCTGGGCTTGCGCTGTTTCTGAACAAATTAAGAACTGGGCCGGTATTGGCATCAGCATCTGTGCTAACAAGCGTTAACGTGTCTGAGTTGTCAGTAACAGTGATTGTTGCCGCGCCATTAACAGTCAAAGCATCAGCAGTCACTGTGCCGTTTACGTCTAAGGTTGAAGCAGGAGCATTGTTCGCAATACCGACCCGATTTAGGGAAGCATCCACGAAGAGCATATTTTCTTGTGTATCGCTTTCGACCCTGAAATCCATTGTCGAGCTGCCGCTTTGATTGAAGACTATGGTCCCGTCAAAAGCAGCGTGGTCTACACCCCCCGCAACGATGCGTATGTCATTCGCGCCCGCGAATTTAAGATGAGTATCTGTGTCACCCACATGGCTTAATTTTTCTGGTATTAAAACTTCGCCACCAAAAGTAGCTGCGCCTGTAGCAGTCACTGTGCCGGTTACATTTACACCGTGACTAAAATCAAACGTGTCGGTTGCTGTCTTCCAGAGGATAGAAGCATCTGTGCTTGCGTCCACCGCATCCTGAATTGTTATGCCCGCGTTATTTGCAGTAGATGTGCTGTCGCCCGTGGAATAATTAAGCGTTATATTTGGGTCTTTAACGGTCAAATCATCAGTATTTACGGTGGTGGTTGTTCCGCTCACCGTCAAATCACCGCCAATAACGACGCTGCCGTCAGTGCTTATGTTTCCCGATGCGTCAATCGTTGTGCCAGTGCTGCCGTAACCAGCTCCAACCTTAATCCCCGTCCAGTTGTTTACCCATCCGTCTTCCTGAATGCTGAATTTTTCAACTGTTGAGTTGTAATCTTTGATGCGGAAAATTTTGTCGGTCGTTGGATATTGTGACGTATAGGTCACTTCCAATGTGTTACGCGCTTCAGTCTTCGTATCACTAACAATTAAAACGCTATTACCGCTTTCATCTTGGAAGTCGTTAGTCTCGCCAGATCCAACTGTGATGGTGTTGCCGTTCGCCAGAGCCATGTAATTAGACTGCACATAGCCAATCGTCGCGGTTGCAGATGGGGCATCAGATAATGTTCCGTTCGCGGCTACTGTAAATCCTGCTGCGTCTGTTGCAAATTTAAGCGTAAACGGTGGGGAAGTGCTGACGTTCATGTCAGTATCGCTGCCAGCCGTCTGCGATAGACTGACTCGGAATATATAACTTCCCGCCGCAAATCCTGAGACGCTGCGAACAAACTGCAAGTTACCGATTGAATCTATTGCATGGATGCCGCGCTTGTATGCTCTGACACCTGTCCCAGTGTTTGACGATGTAGCAACGCCGTATTTGGTCGCGTCAGATGATCCAAGGGTAACGGTTTTGGTCAGTTGAACAGCCGACCCAAACGTTGACCAACTTGATCCGCTGTTGGTTGAGTATTCTATAGTAGCCGTTATGTCCGACGGATATTCGCCGCCGGTTGATGTGGCTTTTTTAGTTGCGGGAGTTGCAACCAGCAGGGTGAGCGTAATCGTTTGCGATGCGCTCAATATTAGTGCGGGGTTAGGATTGCTCGAAGTTATCTCTACCGATGGCTCTTGGACAACGATACCCGTTTCTTGCGAGACAGCAGCCAACCCTATGCCAACCAAGCCGTCTTGCGCTGAGTCGAACATGATGGCAGTCGTATCATCGGGGCGAGTAACTACCAATCTCGTCGCTGTAACTATGCCAGTTGAATCGACTTTAAATGATGCGTCAGCCGGTGCCGCAGCGCCAGCGTACAATTTAAACTCAGGGTCGCCACCGTCCATCGTGGCAGATGTCGCGCCAGATCCAGCGATGAACTTTGAGTCGGTTGAAACGTCGCCAGTGAACGCACCAGCAGAGGCGTTTACAGTTCCGGTGAACGTTCCAGAGGTTGCTGTGACTGCCCCACTAAACGTGCCTGATCCATCGATGACCAAAGTGTTAGTTGTGCCGCCAGTCCATACAAACTTATCTTTTAGGCTGAAGTTTCCAGAACTATCAAGCCAGAAGTCAGTATCTGCGTCCCCATGTGATGCAGCGCCTGAACCGCTATATTGGTTTAAGTTGGTCGAGGTTATTGTTGTCCCACCAATCGTGCCGCTGCTGGCAGTAATGCCGCCCTTGATTGTGGCTTGTTGGAAAAAAGCAGTTCCAGACTTGTTAATCTGCCACCCAGTTTCGTTTTGTGCGCTGTAATTAGTAGACTCTAGGGTTGTTGCAATTTGATCTGACCCGATGTTCCCGTCAATAACCTGAGCGGTTCCAACGCTATCATTACCCATCACAGTCTGACCGATCTTAGTCGCTGCTATCTTTCCGCTTGCGGGTGTCCCAGCCGCCACCATAGGCGACTTGGCTTTGTTGGTGTTTCCACTTCCCGGCGTTGATCCCTGCGGGTATCTGACCGCTTGAATCCAATAGTAATACTCAGTGCCGTCTGCTGCTCTCTGGTCTATGTAGCTGCTTGCTCTTAGCTTGGCGATAGGCGTATCACTGTCGGTTGGCAATGTTCCGGTAGTGTTTCGGTATATGTAAATCTGTTCCCATGCGCTTGTGTTCGGCGGGTTTTTCCAATTTAGCTCGATGCTGTTAATTGCAGAAGTTAGCGTCAATTGTGATGGGCTTGGGACGTTTGGCAGGGCTGTGCTGATAACGCCCTCGGCAGTAATCGTTGAATAATCACTGGCCGCTGGGTCGTTGTAGTTGTTGCTGTCATCTTCAATCAGTGTAAGGTTTATGCCTTCGCCATCTTCTGCGAAACGCCATCCGATACACTTGAAAACCTTGGGCGACCAGTTACCACTATCAACCGCGTTAAAATCGCTAAGGGTAAGATTAACGCGGTCACCGATTGCGATACGCATACCCTTCAGGTTTACGGGGACAGTGACAATAGTTTGATGATAAGACTGAGCAACTTGCATCAACGCAATTCGTTGCGCTGCATATCGGTTATCGGTAAACGGTAATTTAACTTCTTCGGTTAAAACTTCGCCATTATCTCTGGCAACTGCGCCCTTGGTTTGATTATTAAAGTCATTAGCCCCAACCGTGACAGGGCCAAACTCCATCATCTTGTAATTCTCATTAGGATCTATAAAGAGACCCTTGATAGTGTTGACTCGATCTGATCTTGGGATTGCGGTTTTAACTTGAACAGGACCAACCAAATCGTCTTCTGTTAAAGTTTCGCTAGGGCTAACATACTTGCCAGCCGCCATAATGTACTTGCCTTGGCTGTAAATCAGGCTGCCATTCATTGCTGAGAGAATCTTAGAGATAGACGCGCTATAGGTGTCGGCCCCAAAAATAACACCAGATCCAAAGAATCTTTTCTGTACAGCACTGCTTGGAATAGGGACCAACTGGTCACAAAGATCAGCCGCCGTTACTACCGCAGGCCAGTCAATCTTGCTTGCCGGTATACCTAAACCAAAATCAGAGTTCATCAAGAAATCAGCGAGCTGCAAGGCTGGGTTCTCGCCCTGATTGCCTCGGTTGTAATTTCCCTGTGCTGATCCTGTCGTTAGCGTTCCGTCGTTATAAACGATATAGGCCGCAGTCGTAGGGTTATCTCCTGCATCGTTGCCAGCATGTACATCTAA